AAACCCGAAGACCCGACACTTTATAAACCGACTTATGATGAATACAAAGACGGAAAACATATAAATTATGAATATTTTTATTGTTATTCATATTCTTATTTTTTTGATTTTATTGTTAATCAATCTATACAAATTGAATATGGGACTTTTATATCTAATAGTTTTGTTTATGCGGACTTACAAGGAGCGGGAAGCGAGTTTATTGAAGTATTTTCTAACTGGGCGTATCCTCCTACTATTGAATGGAGTGAAAGTGCTGAAAAAGTATTTATAGTTGTTCCTCCTTGTTATTTAACTACTAATGCTGAAACACCAACTAATTTTTCTAATAGTAATATATTAAAATTAGGTAATGCTTCGGCAAATGTAAGTGGATTTAATCATTTTTTTTCAACCTCTATAACTACATCTGCTAATTTTTATACATTAATTTCAACTTTTCCCGCATTTTATACAGAAACAACAACAAATTATCAATTAATTTTTAGAACTACATTTGCCGATAATAACTTTTATTCAACTGGGGTTTCTTTTTACAACTGGGGTTATACATATATTCCAACTACATCTCCTTCCTTTTCTCCGCAAGACCCGCCAAATGAAATATTAGACTTTGGAAAGTTTCTTTTAAGAGGAGAGCAAGAATGGAGTTCAATTGATTTAATAACTCCTATAAATAGTATTGTATTTATTTCTAATACTTTGCCTATTGTCGCAAATCAACAATCAGCAACAAAGAGTAAAGATAAAAAAGATAGTTATACAATAGAGGGAGAGCGTTCAACAACTCAACATTTATTAATGATTACTGATTTAATGAGTAATCAACAAGGATATAGACCAAATCTTTTATATGTTCCAAGCGGACAATATAGATATATAACTCTTACTGGAAATCAACCATTAAACCAAATAGATATTAATGTTTATTATCAATTAAAAACTGGTAATTTAATCCCTTTCATGCTTACAACTGGCGGGACAGCATCAATTAAAATATTATTTGAAAAGGTTGTATTAGGTGAAGCAAAAACTTTACAATTTTCTAATATGAGTATGAGAGATTTAAGACTATAAAAATATTGTTTAGAATAATTTATATATATTTATATTATTAATATATATAAAAAAATGAGTGCTGATTTCAAAACCGCTTTAATCAAAGATAGTCGCATCGCTGGTATAACTTCGCAATTAACTTATGCTGTAATGTCGGGTGGTTCTTCCGTTAATTATCAGTCATTCCCCGCCATTTCGCCTAATTCAACAAGTATTACTTTTAATGTTAATGTTCCAAGTGAAAATACTTTGGTAAATCGTGAGGTTCTAATTAGGACAAAAATTAATTTTACTATGGAAATTACTGGTGTTGCTTCGGGACAATATGCTTTGGCGTTAGGTGAGAAAGATGCTCCCGCTCCATTTCCATTAAATCAGTTATTTCAAACCGCAACCGCTCAAATAAATAATACTTCCGTTTCGGTTAATTCGCAAGATGTTCTCTCTTCTATTCTTGCTATGACTTCGCAAGAGGAGGTTTCTAAATATAATGGTATGACCCCTCATTTGTTAGATAATTATTATGCTAATTTTGGTGATATTGCTACAACTGGAAATAATAATCCCCTTGCTAATTATCAATTCGCAAATTACAATCCCGCTTATAATCCTCGTGGGACACATCCTATTAAAATATTAGGTATTAATAGATTAGTTTCTCCTTCAACTAATTCAAAAACATTAGTTTCTTCGGGTGCTACTGATGTTTTCACTATTGGACTTCAAATAGAGGTATGCGAACCTATTTTCTGCTTATCTCCATTTTTGTATGGTTCGCCCGAGTTCAACTCACAAGCATTAGTCGGTGTTTCAAATATTAATTTTAATTTTAATATTGATAGTGCTTTTAGACGCTTTTGGACTTCTGCTAATAGTGGATTTACTCTAAACTCTATTAAAGGTGGTATTAGTGTTCCTACTGATAATGCTAATAATACATCTTCCGTTTTCCCCGATTGCGAAATGTTAGTCAATTTCATTTCATCGCAACCCGAAGACAGAATAGAGGCGAGAAATGTTGTTCCATATTTAGACCTTCCCCGCTATATTACATCAATATCATCAACTTTAACTGCTACTGCGTCGCCTACTACAACTTTAACTGCTAATAACATAACCTTAAATTGCCTTCCCGATTACTTTTTAATAAGCGTAAGAAAGCGTATTCAAGATTTTGAATACTATGAGGCATCGGGTTTCCTTGCTATTCAAAATATTAAAGTTAATTTAAATAATGTTAGTGGTTTATTATCAACTGCTTCACAGCAAGAATTATATAGAATATCTCGCAAAAATGGTTCGCATCAATCATGGGAGGCATTCTCGGGACAAGTTCAAAAAGGTTCTGCTACAAATGCGACAAATGCTTCGGTTGCTTTAATGCCTACAATTGGTTCGGTGTTAGTTTTATCTCCCGCTATGGATTTATCCTTGCCTTCCTATCTCTCAAATGGTTCTCTCGGTTCATATAATCTTTCCTTCACTATTGATGTTAAGAATTATACAAGTGCGGATATTACTAATAGTGAAATTGTTGTAATTGCTTGTAATAGTGGAGTTATGACGACAATTGCGGGAAGTTCAGCATTATATTCGGGCATACTTACAAAGCAAATGGTTATTGACGCAAAAGCGATGGGTTCATTAGACCCTATTCAATCCGCTCAATATGTTCGTTTAGTTGGTGGAAATATGAATGAAAAAATGTTGTCTAATGTTGGTGATATGCCTATGACGAAAGAATATGATAAACAATCATACGCAAAAATGAAAGGTTTTGGAGTATCTTCGGGTGGTGGTGTATCTTCGGGTGGGCGTTTATCGCATATGACTACAAGACGCTAAATATTAATAACTACATGGAAGCAAAGGCGACCTTTTAGATTACATTTACATTATTTTAAATTATTACAATAAATAATTTAAAATAATTTAACTATATATTATAATCTAACTCTATTTACATTATTTTACATTATAATTTGTAATAATTTTAAAATTATTACTTAAAACAATCTATTTGTAATCTATTTTATTTATTTATTATATTACTTTACATTATTTATTGTAATAATTTAAAATAATGTAAATGTAATCTAAAAATCGGCAATAAAGACTTAAAAATTGTTCTCAATATTGTTTGTAAAAATAATATTTAGAATTATATTTAAGTTATAATTATAATATAATATATATATAAATGGATAATAAAAGTATATATGCTTTTCTTTCTATTGATGGAGAGCAAAGTTTAGTCGGTTCAAGTGCGGATAAGAATATATTATATAGTGCTGATTATGATTTGTTAGAAAATAAATCATTTAATAAATCAAGTGATATATATAATCATATATATAAATTATTTAAAGATAAATATAATGAGGCATTAAAAAACCCTAATATATGGATTACTGATTTTAAATGTGGTGTATTTAGAGGACAACCGCAAAAATGGAGTAAAGAAGAAATAAAAAGAGGTTATAAAAATATAGATGGAAATATACTTTTATTTACTGATTGCTTACAGCAAAAAAGCAGAATTAAATTAGATATAGTCGCAATTGATAAAGACCATAATATAACTGAATATAGTGATATATATATAATAAGAATTGGAGAGTTTAATTTAACTGATAATGTAAATATAGAAGATATTAAAACATCAATTTTAAATGATTTTTATTCTTATGCTAATGATAAGAAATATTTTAAAGCATTAAAAAGATTATATAGTTATGCGAAAATAACAAATGCTAAAAAATTACAAAATGATTTAGTAAGTATATTTAACTCCTCATTAGGAGAAGATTATAAAACTATGAGTGATTTAAACACTTTATTATTGTTATTAGAGCAAAAGTTTAAACCGATTAATAAAGAAATTATTTTAACTCATTTAAAGATGATGAAAATTAATACTAATAAGAATAAACTTAAACCATCTTTAAAGAATATGATTGATACTATAAATAATAATATTAATGAAAAATTAATACCTCTAATTAAAAGTAATAAAAATATATATGTTTATTTTGGTTCTAATTTTTAATTATTTTCTTTTGTTATATTATAATGTTTAAAAATAGTAATTTTTCAATCCCCTCTAATTTAGATGTTGCTGATATTATACAAAGAATACAAACCCCCTTAACTGATGCTGATGTAGAAAGATATTTTGGAAGTGGAAAGAATAGTGAAGTAATGAAATATAGTGAAATAAAAGATTATAGAACTATTGATGATTTGTTGCCTTTACCTATTGATTTTAGAATTGTTTTAGTAGAACAAGAAAAGAATGTCGGACACTGGGTTTGTATATTAAAATATAAAAATGTTATAGAGAGTTTTAATTCTTATGGAAAAGATATAGATAAACAAAAAGATACTTTTGGAACAATTAAGAATAAACTATTAGGACAACAGACAGACTATTTAACTAAATTAGTTAAGAAATCTAAATATCAATATGTTATTAATAAGACCCCTTTTCAAGCACACGAAGACGGCATTAATACTTGCGGGAGATGGTGTATATTAAGAATTATTGCTATGAAAGATTTATTTATGGATTTAGAAGCATTTAGAAAAATGGTTATAAAAGGTTGTAATGACTTAAAAGTAGAACCCGACGCATTAGTTAGTATTTGGATTAATTAATTTATTTTCTTTTATATATATAAAAATGGATATTTCTAATCATCATATAGAGAATGAAACGATAGAACCTAATAAAGATTTAGATAGAAAAATATATGTAAAAAATTATAATACTAATTATTATAAAACTCATAAAAAGGATATTTTAGAGCAGAAAAAACAAGTTAGGAGGCAAAAAATACAAGATGATAGAGAAGCGGAAATTAAACTATGGAAAGAGAAAATATTAAATAGTGAAAATCCTTTTACATTAACTTTTGAAAAATCTTAAAATTAAATATATAAATATATATATAAAAACATGGTTAATATTAAATTAATTGATATAATACCATCAACAAGAAAAAATAAAAAATTAGTAGCGTTGTTTGAAGTTAATTATAATACAATTATTAAAACTCATTTTGGAAGCAAGTTTAGCAAAACTTTTTTAGACCATAATGACTTAACAAAAAAAGCAAATTATATTAAAAGACATAAAGCATTAGGAACAGAAGACTATGAAGACCCTTTTACTCCCGCATCTTTAAGTATGTATATATTATGGAATAAACCGACATTTGAAGAGAGTTTAGAAGATTTTAAAAAAAAGTTTAATCTTTAATTAATTTTATTATATATATTTATATTATAATTATATATAAATGAATTATGAAAATATAGGAAAAGTTGTAGCAAAAGTTATTAATAAAAATGATAGAAAAAAAGATAAAATTATTAGCATAAGTGATAAGACAGCAGATTTAGATAATCCTATGAATAAAATTGTTTTAACAAAAACTTTTGAAACTATACAGCAAATACCAAATAAACAACAAGAAAGACAAATATTATATATTACGGGAGCATCGGGAAGCGGAAAAAGTTATTATACTCAACTATATTGTAGTGAATATAAAAAGTTATTTCCTAAAAATGAAATATATTTATTTAGCAGTATTAATGAAGATAGTAGTATAGATAAAATTAAAGGATTACAGCGGTTTATTTTAGATGATGCTTTTTTGAAAGAAGAAATTATAGCAGAAGATTTTAAAAATAGCATGGTTATTTTTGATGATACTGATGTTATTTCTAATAAAGCATTAAAGTTTAAAATTAATAGTATATTAAATATATTACTGGAAACTGGAAGACATTTTAACGCAAGTGTTATATACACATCACATATAGCAACAGCGGGAATAGATACAAAAAGAATATTAAATGAAGCACATTCTATAACTATTTTTCCATCATCATTAGGAGGGCGGAGTTTAAAATATTTATTAGATAATTATTTAGGGTTTGATAAAGAGCAAATTAAAAAGGTTAAAAAATTAGATAGTCGCTGGACTACTATATGTAAAACTTTTCCTATGGTTATATTAAGTGAAAAAGAGGCATATTTATTAAAGAATGATGATTAAAAAATTAGGCATTCATCATTTAAAAAACCATATTTTTATAAGTATTTTTATTATGATAAAAGATTTTAAAAAAGTATTAGAATTATAATACTTTTTAATTTATATATTTAATTATTAATTAATTATATATATATTAATATATTTAGGAAAAAAAGGACTTAAAGAATTAATATGTATAATATATATAAAATGAGTATTGTAAATACTAATGCCCCCGTTTGCGAAGATTGCGATTATCAGTTCTATCAGATTAAACCGATTAATGAGGACATAAAAAGCGTTTATGTAGGAAAAACTAAACGCAGTATTGATAAGAGATTTCAAGAGCATATAAACTATGTTAATAAAGGTTCTAATAGAAAAGTATATAATTTTATTAGAGAAAATGGCGGTTCATCTAATTTTAAGATATTACTTATAGAAAGTAAAGAAAAACTTAAACCGATAGAAGCAAACAAAATTGAAGAATACCATAGACAAAAACTAAACGCAGATTTAAATACTATTAAATGTTATATATCACCCGACGAAAAAAATAAATGGAAGCAATTAAAAATTACTTGTGAATGTAAAGGACATTATAGACAAGACAATAAAGTTCATCATTTAGCAACTAAAAAACATATTAAGTATTTAGAAAAGAAATAATTATAAAATATATTAATATTATATAACAATATAATATGAATAGTTTAGAAAAAATTATATTTATTTATATTTTACTTATATATAAGATGGATACATATTATATTATCAAAAAAATTATTGATATTAGCAATAATGATGTTGAAGTAAGAACCATTTTATAAGCATTTAAATAATATATATTTTAATATATATTATTATGA